CCACCGAAGGCTCGCCAGCACTAAACTGACGTCTCCAAAGGCTCATTTCACAGGTTAAGGTTCGGTGTGTTTGTGGTCATGCTCTGCCATTTCGGGTGGCAGTTCTTCTTGGGGTTTGTCATGCCCAATAAAAAAGCCCGACCGAAGTCAGGCTCTTGAGTGGTTATGTTATGCTTCAGAGCAACTTGTAAGGAGACAGGCTATGCACATAAATACCAAGTACAGACTTGGAGCTCTGTTCTACCTCATGGCGGCATATGCTATTGCCCTGCCACTGATGGCCCTGATTTTAGATGTGGTGATTGGCGGTAGCCTTATTGATATATGGAAAGGTTCATATTCCTTCTCTGACCTGCTTAACCACCGCGAGGATCTTTATCTCATGATGGCAGGGCTAGGTGCTGCCATAGGATTTGTCTACTGGCTCTTTTTTTACAGAAAATACCAGCATTACGACCCTATGGATAAATACTTTAAGTAGTTACAGGCATTGCCTGGTGATGTAGTCCTGCAAATACTTCAGGGCTTTCTGGTGGCGGATGATTCCGGATCGGATACCGAGAACGTTTCGTCCAGCAAGGTCAGCGAGTTCGACGGTTCCTGCATCGCCCATGCTGCCGGTGGTGGAGGTGTAATCCTGAGTGGGACACTTCCCTTAACGCGCACCCTGCCACCATTATCGAGACGCCTACGCAGAGCATCATTTTCAGCATTCGCATCAGCAAGCTCCTTTGTGTATTTAGCGTCCAGCGCTGCAACATCGCGCTGGCGCACCTGCATGTCGTTGATGGGGGCGCTCGCCAGCTTCAGGCTTTGCTCGGCATCAGCAGCACGATTTCTTCTGTTTCAGTGAGAAAATGCTTGCGCTAATGTATAGGTGCACCAATGCTAATCACATTAGCATGCCGCAGAAACGGGAAGGGCCCCACCGAAGCGGAGCCCAACATGAAGAAAGGGTTATGATGAAGTTATTCATCATCCTGATTGATTCCATAGTAATTAGCTGCCAGCTTACTAAGACAGTCAGAAGAAGGGAAAAAATCCCCTCCAACCCTAAACTCAAATATAAGGTCGAAAAATGGCCCAATCAACTACCGCAATTCAGTTAAAGAGTGATCTCAAACGAGGGGTTAGAAGCAAAGGCTTCAAACTTACCGAGGAGATTATCTCTCTCATTGCAGACTTATCAGATAAAACAGGGAAGCCACAATCCGCCGTCATTAGCGAAGCAATCAGGCTTTACGCTGAATCACTTAACAAGTAACCGAATGTGCCGAATGCGTATGTTATTCGGCGCATTTTTTTGGGTTGAATAAGCTTTTAACAATAAAAAGCCCCGCTGCCTGAAGCAAACGGAACCCTTTCATAAAACTTAAAAATGCACCGCTGTCCGAAGCGAAAGGCTTCGGCAACTACACCTGCATATTCATGACATGACAGTGCAATTTTTATAATCAACTGAGATCGTCCAAGAGCGCATTAAATAACAGATGATTGCAGTTGCCATAAAACGTCACTATCCAAATTCGCCTTAGTTCGTACAGGTGTTTTTGCCCCATACATGCCCCATAGACAAATTCCGATTCCCTCCATGGCTTGTTTTGTTCATCATCTGGATGCGATATCGTGATGACTCATTATAACTCTTGAGCTTTTTGCTCATGGTGCGCACCAAATTCTTTCCTCACATCACCGGCGCTTCATCATCCCTCGTCCGGTTGACCAGCCACGTCACTACTCCAATTACATTCACATCATCAAGCGCTTCACCCTCGATAGCTTCTCCATCCTCAGTGATTAACGCTTTACCAGCTGGCCTGGCGAAATAGTTGCGGCCGAGCCAGTTAATCAGGACGTACTCTCCTGCTTTTGGCTGTGAACCCTTCTCCACTACCGCATAACCGCCGGTCGTCTCGATGATCAGCGTATTAGCGTTCGTGCCACAGACGATGTCAGGAGTGAGTCGGGTCTGGATAAAATCCATTGCCGGTGACGGGAATCCCATATCACATACCTCCCTGGTTCGGGTTGTAGAGCATGAATGTGCGCTCCTCCCCCTCCTGAGTGGAGATGTCTTTGAAAGTATCGATATGATGTTCGATCCACACGTTAGCCTCATGAAGAGTCCAGTCGTGTTTGCGTTTCGCCAGTTCGGCGACGAAATCGATGGTAGTGACAGTGCGTTTCCCTTTTGGGCTGATGCGTAGTGCGGCGTAGAACGCTGGGCGGATATCTGATAAGCGCGGCATAGTGACCTCCTTCTTTTATACTGTATGTGTATACAGTAGTTTTATGAAAGAAGGAGATCAATACGAAGCGGCCTATCAATTATTGCGGCTGCGGTTTATCAGGCCACTTGATGTCATGCGCCGTATCCGCATCCACGCGAGACAACAGAACCCGGTATCTTTTCCAGAGAGGCAGCGCTGCCGCTTCTTCGTCAGTGGCCATTTCGAGATCAACGGCATCCTGCAGAACTGAGATTCGCTGGCTGGCTTCATTCATCAGCGTCTGCTTTGATGAGGAGTTCCGGTTTAGGGCCTGCGTACGCTCATACTCAATATCTTCCGCACTCGGTGGCGGCGCGGTAAATTTCCCGTCCGCATACGTAAACCCGGCATTAACAGGTGTGCCATCAGGCACCTCTACGGCTATTACGCCATCAGGGAATTCCAGTGGGGACTTTTCCGGGCCATCCCAGACAATCGTATTCGTTACTACACCGTCTTTAATGGTTGCATAAATGCTCATTACGCATACTCCCAGACTAAAATTATTCCGTCTGCTCCATTACCACCAGGTACAGCGGTCGCAGATGTCGATACGCCGCCGCCGCCGCCAGCACCGTAGTTTGTCGCTGATGGCGATGCGCCGGCACTGGAGCTGCCCGCAGTGTTAAGGCCACTTACTGCGCCACCGGTACCAATTTTCGAGTGACCGCCGCCGCCGCCAAAGCAGAACGTAGAAGATAGCATCAGCCCAATGCTGGAATACCCACCTGTGATAGCCTCAATAAAGTCACCAACAAAGTTACTGGTTCCGCTCGTCACGTCCGTGTAGGTAGATGCACCGCTGTATGAAGAAGCGCGTCCACCTAAACCACCAGATACGGAAAGACTGCCAAATGTGGTTGCACCACCATCCGATCCCTTTCCGCCAGAGTGTGCAACGCCGCCACCGCCAACCGCGTAATTCACAGATGCGGCAACGGCTGTTATGCGCGCTTTGCCATACGCGCCTGATGAGCCGCCCGCGCCAGCGGAGCTTGTCGTATTGCTTCCCGCATAAGCACCTCCACCTGCGCCACCGCCCCCTACTAATTCAACAATGATTTTTTTTGTTCCGGGCGTAGGCGTGTATGTGCCGCTGCCTGTCAGCTTCTGCACACCAATTAATGATCCAGTAGTATCATCACGATAAATATTCGTACCATCACCGGACACGGGCACCGTTGAACCATTGGGTATAGAGACTCCACTACCATTTGGGGTTTTAACAGTGACAGAGAAATTGCCAGTGCAATTGTTTACTACAATCCATCGCTTAATCCACGCTGGAAGAACCAAGTTGATATTGGCGCTCAGTGTGCCTGCCAGAGTGATTCTCTCTTTCGATGCCTGCAGCGTAGTCAGCGTAACACTTGAGCCTGACAGGCCGGTAATTCCTGTAACTCCATAGTTCTCTGCCGGGACCCAGCCCGTGGTCGCTGCGCCGGTAACTTCTGGGTTAGCAGTGTTGCCATCTGTGGTGTTAAGCCAGTACCCGTCCAGGGTTGAGTTGGGGATTTTTGCCCCTTTCGGGTAGCCAGCAATAGCAGTGTTGAATGCCGCGTTGAATGGGTATCCCGCGCCTGACTGTGACCAGCGCAGAGCAGCTGTTATATCATTCAGCACACCATTAAAGTCGGTGCCAAAAGGTGGCACACCGCCTGCTGCCAGAGGCGTTCTGGTTAGCGGAGGAAAACCATCGGTATATGATGCGCGGCCCGCGGTGATACCAATCTGCGAGTCATTAGGGATGTTCTGTTTAGAGCCTGCGTCGGCAAATGGAACCGGCAGTAATTTAGGCTGCGAGCTGGTCTGCATTTTGTATTCCTGAGTCGGGGAAGAAGGTGCCGTTTTCGAATGGCTGCATTCCAGCCTCGGCAAATCCAAAGGTGTTGTTGAAGTCGAGAGACATGATGCTGACGCTGACGCCTGCAGGCTTGGCGATCGCATTCGAGTTGAGCAGGATTGCCCACTCTACCGGCGTCAGGTTGAAGCCAAAGACATAGCTCATGGACATCACGCCGGTAATGGCTACGAACGTGTCACCCTGGTCGCCAAACAGGTAATAGAGCGCCTTATTCAGCGACGGGATTGAACAGTCCGTGATGTTTGCCATCGCCTTAGCCAGTATCAGTTTTCGGTATCCATCGTCAGCCAGCCTGACCGTCGATGTAAGTTGCACACCTTCAAAGAAAGGTGCCTCATCAAATGGTTTGGGTGAATCGTCAGTGGCGCTGATAAACGCTTCGTCAAAGCCGAAATACGTGGCTGATTCCCTGACGTTGAGCAGGCGTGATACGCCGACTATCTTTCCCCACACATCCAGCCCATAACCCGTAGCTGTCGAAACGTCCCAGATGGCCGCCAGGAATTCTTCAGTGAACTCCGACATGTCCATTGAGGTATTAAATGTTTCGATCAGGCTTCGGAGGTTAGAGCTGGCGGCGTATTGCGTGAGGATCGTGTCTTTCACGTTCTTCATACAAGGCTCACAGAGATGTCACTGGCATCGAGAGAAGGTATCTGGTCAACGCCGTATTCGACGGATGAGGAATATGTTGTTCCGTTCTTACTGACCGTAAGAGACAGGACGTTGACCACGGAAGGGTCAATCTTATTCACCACAGAGTAATAACCGCCGGCGAAAAGCTTTGACCCAATTCTGGCTTTTGGCACAAGGTCGCTCCCGCCATTAAAAGCATTAATTACCTGCTCTTTTACCAGGTCGCCGATGTTAGATGGCAGCGAGGCGTTGTTCGCAATTTCAACTTTGTAATACGTTCTGGCAGGCGAAGGGGTATTCCAGGTGATCGTATATTGCGGTAGGTTGTTGGTTCCCTGCGTTGTATCCGTCACGACAAAGGACGTATTTCCCACCATGCCGCACCCGGCCTGATTCTTAATATAAATCGCCTGCGCAATATCAGCTGCGTTACCCCCATATGCCGCCACGTAAACGCTGTGCGCCGGAACCGGGTAATTTGTTGCACCGATATTTACCGTTGATCCTGAATGATTTGACCAGACATAAGCATCAGTCACACCGTCAACGTCCAGCACGGCGGCGTAAATTGACTCCGGGGTGCCTTTCGCATTCAGGGCGACAGATTGTTTGCGCCGGTATTCAAAATTAGCCCTGGTCTCTACATCGTTACCTGCCGAACCTGCCGCAGCATTCGTAATCCCTGACCATCCCGATATGCCGCGATAGATTCGGTTAAGAGCGCCTACAGGACACGGTATAGCTCCGCTGGTCAGGTTCTGAAATACGATATCAATAGACCCTGTTGAGGGGATTACTGCATCAGTAAGCGACGTATAGATATAACCAGCTTCATCCTGCGCCGTGCTCCCTGCCGGAATGGGCGTCCCCACGAGACCGGTAACTGTCGCCGTTACAGTTGTCCCCGTGGCGGCTATGCGGTCAATGAAATAAATGCGCCCGATAGCATCCTGAAATCGCCCGGATGCGTAATCAGGGTTGATGTTGTTTGCGATATAAAGCAGCTGGTCATTTTTGTCGGCGATAATTGCCGCGTCGCTTTGCGCCATCTGCCCCTGCGGTGTCGTGAGGCTTTTGCTCATCCCGCCACCGAAGGAGTTATCCAGATCTACCAGTCGCCCGTCGAGGATATCAATCTCATCCGGCACCGAGAGACCGATGTCAGAAAACTCAGCAGCGGGAACTGCCGTTGTTGCGATTACTGTCGCCATGCGTGGCCTCAGAATTGGATTGTGCTGGAGATGTTATTAGTGTCTGTGATCGTCATGACGCCGGAGCATTTCCGATCACCTTTCCCGATAGCCACCGTGCAGGCCGCTGACTGAACGTAGGGGAGTTTTAAGGCTTCAGTTTGCATCTTGGTATTAATAAGCTGCGTGCCGGGCCAGTGGCCCAAAATACGCTGGTAATAAGGGATGCCAAGCGAGGTGTCGTACCATGACTCACCGAGGAATGTCAGACAGGCACAGGCGACGTCCTGAGCTACGGCGTAGGGATTGTCGGTTATTGCCATATTGCCAAAACTATCGAGGCTGATATCCCATGAGTCGGTTTCAAGCAGGAAAGATTTTGTGATCATATCAGCCCGCCCATATACGTGATGGTGACTGAGGGTTGACGGTATATTTCTTCAGGAATTTGAGTTTCAGATCATCATTGATGACACGCAGATTGACGTGGTAACCGTCTAAAGGAGTGTATTCCGTTTCCGGCTCACCCGGGTTAACTGGCACCTGCACGACACCAACAATATCTACCAGAACCTCCGGGTGATAATAGCTTCCTTCAACGTCCTCAAAGCCTGATTTCAGCAGCTGCTTCCTCATCTCGTTTTCATTACTGAACCGCAGGTAAATATCTTTCATCTTATGCCCTTCATTTGGATGTCAGATAACGCCCTGTGCCAGATACGCAGATTGCGTATATGACCGTTAAGCATGCGTGATCCAGAGGCCGTGGCCCCGGCTCCGCGTCCGATATAAAAGAGCTGATTGACTGAGGAAGTTGTCCCGGGTGTTGGTCGGGATACAGATGTCGGGCTGGTCAGGAGGGTCCCATCCACGCAACTCTGATTCTGTGAAGTTGTGGAGCGGGAACAAACCGTATGGATCTGACCGTCATCAATCCTGTTGTCTGAGTAGTTAAAGGTCGCGCTACCGTATGCGAATGCATACTTACCAGCAGTAGACGATGAGCTATCGACCATAAGGATGATGTTATCGTTGGTTGTTGGATATGCCGCAAGAATCCCGCGGCGGCTTGACGTAGCGCCATCTGTCGCAGTCTGACCGTTACAGTGAACCTCAGCCGCGATAGTTACCGGGCCAAAATAGTTGTCATTACCTGAGCGTTGCGCGGAGCAATCGTCAGCGGCCCGGGTTGCTGCCGCTGTGGTCGTTGGGATGTATGAGGTTGGAATTGGACTGGCTTCCGCCTGCCCCCCCCAGACATAAAAACCTTCACCCGCCACACCAGTAATAGAAGGGCGTCGACCATTATTTAAACTGTCAATTGCAGCAACCCAAACTCCTGAAAAGGACGCTGCCGTTGTGGTCATAGAACCATCTATAAGCGTGGTAGCTGTGCAGCGATACCAACCGTTACTTAAGGATTGAATAGACGCACTATAGCAAGCCCCTTTGTTCACTGTCCCGTTTGTTAAATCGAAGTTTGCAAATGCATCTGAGAGGCCTGTAGCCCCACCGGGCCATACAATTTGAACCAACGAGCGCTCACCTGCTTTCATGAATACCGATGCAGTGTGATATGCACCAGGAATGAAGGGAGCGAGAGTTGTTATAGGTAGCCTGACATCTTTTTGAGCTGATGTTACATCTGTGATGTTAACCTTAATAGCCGTGTTAGTTCCATCTGGAGCTATACCACTGCCTGCAACAACCGCAAGGTTGTAACCGACCCAGCCATTATTGGATGGTGCAATATAATTAGTTCCCGGCCCCTCAATCAATAAACCTTGTTTTTCAAATCGAGCTTCATTAATCGCCGCTGTCTGCAACACGCCTGATTTGTCGATATACGTCGCGGTTGATGCTCTGGTGAATGACAGCAATTTAGTGTTTACTGGATATCCGGAAATCATTTTTAAATCGTCACTGAGTGGTGCCCATACATCCGGGAACGGCGGCGCGACATAACCCGTGGCAGCGGCTGAACTGGCGGCCTCTGCGGCGCTCTGAGCTGCGGATGCTGCGGATGCGGACGCACTGGTCTCGCTGGACTTCGCGGCTGTCTCAGATGCCTTGGCGGCGTTTTGTGATACTACTGCCTGCTGCGCTGCTGCGGTGGCTTGTTCTGTCAGCCCTTCAACATTAGCCTGCAGGCTGTCGGCGACGATGACGCACTGAGCGGCGGCGTTCTCCGCTACTGTTGCGTATTGCGCTGCGCGTCGAATATCAATAGTGGACATAGTGGGTTCCATTAATAAAAAACCCGCCGTAGCGGGTGTGAGCGGTGTCGTTACTCATTAAGCTATTGTTTTCATGGCAAAGCGTAAAATTGCGCTCTGCAAAATCTGGTTATGTCGCGATGAAATTCAGATATAAAAAAACCCCGCCGAAGCGAGGTTTGTGATGGGCTGAAGTTTAAGCCGATTAGCGGAAAATTCCGCCGATTAAAAAACCTTACGTAAATCCACAGCAAATACAGCCAACCATGCTTCTGCGGGCCATGATTTAACGGTGCCGTAGGTTTCATCAGGTACGTCTTTAGGTGACATGCCATTTGATGCACACCATTTTTTCAGCGGCCAGTGGCTGTATTTCTGCTCGGTAACCCGCTGGATGGCCTTAATGGTTGCGTGTTTCTTGCATTCCCCAAGTTTTTCAGCCAGCGCATTAGCTTTGCGTTTTTCGACAGAGGCTGTTGCCATTGCAGTAGCTTCTCGCTTTTCAGATATCCAGAGTTTCTCTTTGACTGCGCGATCTCGTTGCTGTTCAAGTTGGCGGTTCTCCTTAACCTTAATCAGTAAGTCTTCAAGAGCCTGCTCATATGTCTGAGGGAGGATGCTTGCTGGCTGAGGTCGAAAATATGCGTCCTCCAGCTTTTCAAAGAACCCCCACGCCTCGTCGGTGTCGACAATCTTCGACATGCGAGCTGCGCCCTTTTCAGCCCACAAAGTCACTGATTTGGCTCGCTTACCAACAGAGTAACTATCATTTACCCTGTTCTTAAATTCCTTTAATTCTGAACCAGTTAGGGAAAAGTAATGAACCCCTTCGATGAACCTGCTTTTATTATTGCTTAAGTTCATACGGATATTTACCTCGTCCGTACCATAACCTTTAGCTAGCGTTTCTGTTGTGACCACCCGAACGCCAGACCATTCAATTACTGGAACGACATCAGGATCGACAACCGGATTTGTATTTGCTACATTTAAAGCAGTTGAGATTGATTGTTGCATGCAAAACTCCAGTCAATGATTAACGTAGGCCGCCAGCACCCACTGGCGGTTTTTCTTTACTGCAAATAACGCTGATTATTTTTTACCCCTCCTTTTTTATTGCCTTTCCCCTTCATGCTCATTGTATACATCCAGAACATGCTCATCGTCCCGTTAAGATGTTGTGCCATCTTCGGGTCGAAAACGGTAATCTGCTCTTTGGCTTCATCCCATGTGCGACAGATAAGTTCGAGATTGGTGATCAGATGATTGCTGTTTACTGATTTGGCATAATTGCCAGTTTTGCGAATTGACGGCAAAACTTCCGATGTAACCCATTTGCGTAACTGGTGAGGGATTGAGCCATAGTTAACAGCGTCACGGCAGCGCAAAATCAATGTGTACATGCCGGACTCACTGATGATATTTGCCTCCCCTTGACGCCCTAAGTTGAACTTAGACCGTTCATCATCATCCAGTGATTTCAGTGACATAGATGGGTTGCTCAGCTTAAGGGCCTTGCACAGGTCATCAGCCACAAACCAAGGCTCACCTTCTTTCATCACCACGCGGATATCATTGAGCCCGAATTTAAAGATGGTGAAATCATGATCCTTCTTTGCTAAACTTTTCATGTCGATATTTCCTTTCGCGGATTTGTTCGATAAGAGGCCCAGAGTGTTCGCGCACTTCTGGGCTTCGCTGTTTTTAACGTCCATTTGCAACCTCTTCACGAACGCCTTTAGCCAGCAAGCGGACGATCGCAGAATTAATAGAAATACAATCCATCTCTGCCAGACGGCGAACTTCATCATTTAAACGGGAAGGCAAACGCAGATTGAGCTTGATATTCTTACGCTCGGTATAAACAGCATCGGTCATGCTAATCTCCTTTTGGGGCCAAGTTAACACCTGATATTAATTTAACACCATTGCTGGCTATGTCAAGTTGGCCCCATAATAAAACAATAGATTTTTTTTGAGGTCACCATGAGCAAGTACCCTAGCCAGATGCAAGACAAGTTTAATCTTCGCTTTCCTGAGGGGATGCGTGACGCTATAGCTTTGCGAGCGAAGAAAAATGGAAGGTCTATGAATTCTGAAATTATTCAGATTCTTTCGGATTCTCTAACAGGCAAGAACCTAAGCATGGATGATCATTTCATCAGGGTCTTCAACGAAGTCACCCATGCAGATTATGAAACTATTGAGGAATTCGACGCCATAAATGAGAAGGTTGATTTTCTTATAGAAAAGTTGATGGAAAAAATTGACCAAGAAAGTGCGAATGTAAGAGTTCTTCTTCAAGCCAAGAAAAATCTGTCCAACAAAAAACCCACCTGATGGTGGGTTAGTTATTTTTTTTGTAATTGAGGAATTGCTGACATACCTCTTGGTCAACCCTTTGGGTTACATAAACCTTCCTCGCTCCAGAGCAATATTCTTTGTAGGCTTTAATCGCAATTCGAGCATAATCTCCGCCACTTTCATTAAGCAGCTGTTTCTTTCTCTCAATGAGATTTTTCCCGCCTTCGTGATTTGCCTCTTCAAAAGCGTAATTAGAAACCTGAGATTTTATAGCCATCCTCATCTCAGTGTTGGTTTGAATCTCAGGGTTATCGGCAAAAAATTGCTCAAGCGTCTCTGCATGTGCATACCCCATAAAAAGAATCAGTGCGACGCAACCAAAATGCTTTTTCATCACTGCGGTCCTTGTGTAGTCGAGTTTCCTGATTCTACCCCACCGTGAACGTGTGTGGAAAGATTGACGCCGTTCCCTGTGACTTCTCCTGTTGCCGTCACATTTCCGCCAAAAGTAGCGTTTCCGGCAAAACTCCCTGCCCCCTGCGTTAACTGCCCATTAGCCTCAATAACGGGAGCATTCAAAGAGATTTTCGCACTGCCGTTCATCTCAATATTGGGCGCTGTAACGCTAACGAGAAGTGGTGAAACAATATCGATGCCATCACTGGCAAACTTAACGTACTGCACAGGATCGGCATTCAGTACCCCTCCAAGGTAAATGCCATCTGCTCTGCTGTGTGTCCGCCTTGAGGCTGGAAGCGCTTCCTTTTTCTCTTTTTTTACCTTTGTTATATCCCTGTCACAGCAAAGCAACAGACCTATATCACCTTCTACAGGGTCCATAATCACCGCACTCGCGCCACGCTGAAGTCGCCAGGCCGGAACGTTAAAGACTGTCGAGTTTTCAACCTGTGATCCGTCTGCTGCAAACCCGGTAACCAGCGGTAATACATCCAGTAAAGGGGGCTGGTTTCCTGTTTGTGTTTTTACTTTCTGGACGATCACAAGGTGGACAAAGGCATGCCGTGAAAGGAGCAGGTTAAAAATATATTCGTTTATATTCGCTTCGCAATTGACCTGCTGCGTGCTATATGAAAACTCACCTTCAGCCATTTACTGCTCCGCATTCTGATAAGCAACGACAAATGAAAACCATGGTCCGCCTTCAATCCATGTGGAAAGTATGTGTTTGACAGTACTGATTGTGTACATGCCAGACGCGCCAGGAAGCTCCGTTTCCAGCTTCATTTTTCGGGGCGCAATGAGATTTGATGAGAACATAGTGGTTAAATAAAGCCCGTCGCGGGACCACACAGGATAACCAATTAACCCGCTCTCTTTCGATACGAATGGAACCACATCATCCCATGAGCCTTCCTGTGTCCAGATACGGATTACCTGAGTGCTACAGTCAATATTCAGGTGGGCCATTTGCGCAAGTTGTATGATCTGGCTTACCGGGTCACCTACAACATAAGGATTACTGAGAGGAAACTTAACATCCTCAAGTACTGACACCATAATACCGAGAGGGTTCGCTATAGCCCGTATTGCATCAATAACATCAACGTCACCATCTACAGCAAACGGTTTGGCAGGGAGAGACCGCTCCGCGCCCAGCGCATGCGCCTCAATCAACAATGGCGCGTCAGGAGCTTCGTTAAAGTCAGTAGTGGCGAAGGTAATGGTTCCCATGAAAATTAACTCATCCTGAGCCCATACCTTCATCCAGTTGTTTTTAGTCTTTCCTCGCTGATTCCCGGCATAGCTTAGTTTTGCCATGTTGCTGAGATTTAAACCGTACAGGCTTGCAGTCAGGGTGGTTAAAGCAGAACCACCATATCCGTTGTATTCAACCACAGCCCTTGCGTTTTCGATGGTCAAAACATTGTTGTTACCTGGCCCCTGTGAACCGTCGAAAACCTGATCGGTAAGCGAAAACTCAAACTTAAGGTTACGCTTTTTATAGGTCATAGTGCGGCACTCATTTCTTGTTCCGTGGCGTAATACAGCTTAAATCTGTCGCCAAGCTCAGAATAAAAGGGGTCGTCACTACCCTTTGTATCGCAGAAGAAAATCTCGCCTTTAAACCCAAGGTATGGGTAACGGACAATCTTGTTGCCATTCAGGCAAAGCACGCCCTGAGCTATCCATTTATCGTTGAGCGCAACATCCATATACAGGCCTGTTGATCGCTGGCTGATACGCAACGTCACGCGCTGGGCGTCAAGACTCACGTTAACTTTTTGGCCTTTGACCGGCTGAACGCTGATAATTTCCATCAGGTGATCACCTTAACCAGTTCCGTGACTGACTGAGACAGGCCATTAATTGCAGATGTGGCCGCGCCGCTAATTGCAGTAGTTGCTGGTTTTGCGACGTCCGAAATAGTGGTTGTGACTTTGGTTGCGATATCAGAATAAGCGCTTGAAACCGACTTTTTCAGGCCCGTCAGGGCGCTGCCTACATCGTTCTGGGTTGCTGCAGTCGCGCCGCTTGCTACTGCCGGGGTGTTAACCGATGTGTCCGACTTACTGACAGAATTGCTCGTTGTTTTAGAATCAGCGGTCGTACTGCTCAGCGTAACCTCTGCTTCTTCAAGCACAGCCTGAAATATGGCCTCAACTGTCAGGAGTGTTACATCACGGTCAGACGTCTTGTAGTTATACCTGACCAGATCATACTTCTCATAAGTGGTGTCAGGCGTCTCAATGTCATACAGGCGAGTGTTAGCAACCATTTCATCCAGCGCAGACAGCATCCCCGTACGGCTGGAAAGTGAAAAATTAGTGATGTTTGGCAGCGCACCGGTAAACCCTGATAATCCTTCAAGGGTAAAAATAACCCTGATGAATGACGGTCTTTTCACCTTGTTATATGAAGTGTATGAGCCGCCCTCTATCGGTGCGGTGACTACTGTCGCATCGGCACCGTACTCCACACCGATAAACGATGTGGGGTTTAGCGCTTTCCCGGTCCCGTCCGCGTAATAAATCCCGTAACCGGGATAGAGCACGCTGTTAATGACGGAGAATAACCCCCCGCCATTTATCGCGCTGAGTAGCGTTGTTTCGTTTAAATCAAACATTAGCTGTTCTGCCCGGTCAGGAATGATTGCGTCAGGCTGCTTTGCGCCATGCCTTTACGCGCCACGTCTTTCGCCAGTTCCTGCATGGATTTGGCGTCAGTTTTAATAGTGGTATTCTGGAATGTGATATTAGGTGCGCCAGATCCAGTCTGAGGCTTGATTTGCGACGAATAACGCTGTTCCGCATTCATCCTCGCCATAATCTGGGGAGCATAGTTACGCGCCTCAGCCGGAGCATTCTCCATGCCCTTACGCTCAAGGTTACCCATGCCCCAGTTATAGGCTGTCAGGGCCTTCTGCAGATCCCCACCATAACGGTCCAGCAACTGGCGCATATATTTGGCCCCTGCTTCCAGAGACCTGAGCGGGTTGAATTCCTCACCATGAACACCAAGCTCTTTTGCTGTTTCTGGCATCAACTGCATTAATCCTTTCGCGCCTGCGCCAGAAACAGCTCCGGGATTCCATCCTGATTCCTGTTCGACCTGAGCATTCAGAAGCCCATCCGGCAGACCATATTTTTCCTCGAGCTTTGAAGTTTCTCCGGAAAAAAGCTCTTTAAGATGAATACCCTTTTCACTGAGCCAGTCACCGAATCCTCGGGGATTGTTATTGCGGTCGGCAAGCGTAGATCCTGATGAGGTATCAGATTTTGTAGATTGCCCGTGCTGCTCTGGCTCGTCATCGTTCCATGGCATCATTTTCCCAAAATCTCTTGGGTCCCATCCAAATTGCTCCTTGAACCATTCAGCAGCTGCATTAGCACTGTTTGTTACCGCAGGAAGAGCATCATCCTTTTTGTCGCTCATGTTAAAGAGCGTTTTTACTTTTTCACCAAAGGCAGAGAAATCGAGGTTGAACAGGCTCTTAAAGGCATCAATTATCAGTTCTACGGTAGTCCTGGCGTCATTGAGGTTTTTATTAAGATCTCGAATATCTTCTGATAATGACCAATTTTCAGTATCGATACTCAGTAAATCGCCAATAGCAGCCCCTACGTCCTTAACATCCAGCCAAAGAATTGAAAATGTCTCATCCAACTCCTTAAATGAAGCGTCAATCTCAGGTCCGTGCTGATCTACCCACTTCGAGAGGTCATCCAGTACACCAAGTATCTTCCATACTGCCGGAAGTAATTTTTCATAAAGGGTAAGGGAAGCCCCTTCCCACGACTGCCGGAGCCGGACGAACTCGATAGTTAACCTGCGCCCTCGATCTGTCATTGCGTCAGATTGCTTGGAGGTTGCCTCCAGTTCCTTCTGAAGCTTTTGTAGCTCTCCACTGGAAAGCCCCTGACCGGTTGCATTATCAAAACCTAACTGCTGCTGGTAGTAGCGCTGCCGGTCTTTTGTCAGTTTGTTCCAGTTTTCGCCCAGATACTTCATGACATCTGTGGCATTGGCATTATCTACATCAAATTTAGTGCCAGTATCCGCAGAGAATTTATAAAGTGTCTGTAAAGTATCATCCGAACCAAAGCCAGCCCGGAACTGAGATAATGAGTTCTGGAATTTCTGCAAGTTGTTCATCATCGAACCAGCAGATGAACCCATTGCATCAGCGGATTTCGCCCAGCCATCAAGCGCCCGGGCATTGGTATCAATCGCCTCAGCCTGAACACCCATCTCAACCAGAGATTTAGTGGTGTCAGTGATGAAGTTTTTAACGCCGTTAGCGCTCAAAGCAATACCGGCCAGCGCCAGCATACTTTTGCCGATACTGGTAAAGAACGAGGAGGCTTTCTTACCGTAGGCCTCCATATCCTTAGCCGTTGAATCAGCTTTCTTCCTGGTGTCATCCAGACCTTCTGACGTCTCGCGCTGACCGCGGCGAAAATCAGAAGTATCAAGGCCCAGCGTGACGACCAGCGCGTCGATAATCGTTCCTGCCATTAACGGGCCTCATTTGCTCTGTTGATGACCATTTTGTTGTAACTGTCCACTGTGGATATTTCGAGCAGCCACCACAAATCCTCAGTACCCAGCGTTGTGCTCAGTTCTGTCAGTGTTGCCATGCCCGAAGAGAGCACAGTCGCTATGGTTTTGGGGACGTTGACATAATCAGCCAGGCCATGAACGGTATCGGTCATGACCGGGGGAATGTCTAACTGGCGGCGGCCTGAGAAAAACCCACGTGTAGCTTGAACACCTCTGCGCGAAGTTTCAGGCGGGTGGATACCTCTTCGATATCGCTGTCGACGAGAGAGCGCACAATGTTGCGGTTTGACGGGTCAGGGATGATTTTGACGCACTTCATCAGCTCATCCAGAAGCGGCTTTGCATCCAGCGGATCGACTTTAGCCAGCATACCGAAGCCGATACGCGCCATCTCATGCATACCCATATCAGCTATGTTATCCGGCACTTCAACGCCGTTTTTAGCCATCGCCAGACCTGCACGAATAGCCCACCATTCCGCCTCTGTGGCTGGCATTTCAGTAATCCGGAAGAGCTTGCCAGTGTCGCGGTTGTCACCGTCTACTGAATAGTCAATTTCTTTACGTGCCATGATTTGCCTTATGCCTGGTAGTTTTCGCCAACAACATTTTCCCAGTCGATCTGGTAGGTCGCTGCCTGCAACACACGCTGGGCGTCAGGGATTGCCTTAACACGCACCAGAACGCCGTTGGTGAGGGTGTATTTGCGCCCGATAGCCGGAAGGATGATTGTCGCGTTACAGCGGAAGACAGCCTTTGACGTTTGCGACGTTAACTGCCACGTCTCAAAAATTTCACGGCTTGGACTGTCAGGCATAATGGTGATGGTCTGAAGGTACTGCCCAAACACGAAGCCGCCAGATAGTTTGCCATCAGCGCCACGCACCGTTACGGCCATTTCAGTATCACCAAGGGCAAACATCGCATCCGCCGCGTACCCTTCCAGCGTCTGGGCGCTGGAGTAGAGGTTGGTCACAGTGAGAGCAAAAATAGCGTCAGCACTGGTAATAGTATTTCCTGCCATTTAATTGCTCCTTACTGGACCATGATGGATGCGAGGGTGATTTTCTGAACACTGCCACCGTCCGTGTAGTAGAAAGAACATCCCGGGCGAATGCGGTCTGCACGCTGTTGCGCTGTTGCTTTCGGGATATACAGATACCACCCCTTGGACACAATCGAAGCCGCCACATCAACGCCTACAGCGTTTTTGATTTCATCTCGCTGGGATGCAGATAAATCAATGCCGGTACGGATACCGCCAAAAATTTTCCCCTGTTCGATCGTGTCAGCAAACGACGCTTCAATAGCAGCATCGCCCCGGGTGTTATAGGGGAGAGATCGATTGGATTTAAACAGGTCAATCGCGTTTCGCATCAGACGAGAGTTAAGCCAGATCTGGAAGCAGAAGCTGTCGAACCATTTAAAATCGCCGGTGATATTACCTTCAGCCCAGTACTGAGTATCAAAATCGTTGGCGGTGTACGCACCATAGAAGTTGTACCCATTGGCTTTAAGGGCAGTGCAATCGGCGCTGGATGTGACGTTTGCAACAAGGCCGGACTGCTCGCGATATTTAAACGGGACGCGGCCTTCCTGACGATCAAAGTCGAGGCTGGCGGCATAACCCAGCGCAGAAGCTGCATAAGTCTGATCGCCGTAAACCGGCAGCACGTTCTGGTAGTTGTACGTCTCAATGAGCTTATAAGTCAGCGTTGACGTACTGCCCTGCACTTTAGCGTCAGCTTCATCGTAATGAGCAACATACCCAAACCGGTAGTTTTCACTGTTTACCCAGGAGGAAAACGCCAGATGCTGCGATTCATCACATTCAAACGAGGTGGTGAACAGCGCCCAGTTCTGGGTTTTATCCAGCACCGATACCATCAGGGACGGGACATTAGCAATATCAGCACCCTGAGAGATGATGGCCCCGGTAGCCGCAGTAAATCGCAGTGCTGTAGCTGCTGTTCCGGTTGCGTAGGTGATGGTGCTTGCCGCGCCGGTGGTGCTTGATTTGATGATGAATGCTTTCTGAACAGTGTCATAAACCACGTCAACACCGGTTCCAATCGCGGTTTTGATAACTGTCGCTGCCTGCGCGAAACTGGTAACCGAGGTGAGAACGATATTGGATGAGGTTTTGACGGTGCCGTCTACGGTAATAATCAACGTTCCGCTGATGAGTTTTAACTGGTCAAGCGTCATGTCTGACAGCGAACCAGAGCGCAACCATGCTGATACAGCGGCTTCATTGAACTGCGCAAACAGCAGGGAACCAGGCTTTTTAGTGGAGCCGTCATAGCCATTGAAATAGATGGCGGCCATTCCGTATTCGGTCGAAGTGAAGCCAAAATAGCGACCAACGTCTTCTTTATTCGCAAACGATGGAACATTACCCACCGGCGCATACTGACTGTCTGTGAGAATGAGTCCATTTAAGTCAACCGCGCTCCCGCCCGCTGGCAGTACTCCGGGGTTGATTTGTACGTCTTCACGTAAGGAAATTGCCATTTAAGGGCTCTCCGGTGGGTATTTTAAATCTGCGGCAATAACGCCAACTGTGATGCTGTCAAAGAAATCCTGACGCGTGGAAACGCTCGGGTTGTATTGCCCGATAAAATCCATCGTCCAGCGGCTTTCGTATTGTTGCTCGCCGTTAATCATCGTTGTCTGATGCGGGTCGGAGCAGTAGAGAGGAATTAATGTGTTGCCGTTTTGCCTGAACCATTCGCAGGCATATTCTGAGCGGATCAGCGTACCGATAATTGCAGCGTTATCCGCCGCGCTTTCTCCGTAGCAGTCAATCTGGCAGGGCCACTGTGTGCTACGGCTGTTTTGCTGAACACCTTCGCCATAGATGCCGTTATCAGCGTACCTGACGCGGTTGGTTGAAAGACCCACCTGCCTCATGGGCGTCATGATAATGAAGTCACCAAGCGGCATTGGAGTAAGGTTCTGCTGCCCGTCCAGCACGTTGTCTATCGTCAGGCCTGTTATATCCATCAGAAACGCCTGAAGCGGAATAAGCAGGTCAATCTCTTTAATGTCGATAGTGGCGCTCATGGTGACCTCTGGAGATTAACAATTACGCGGCACCATTCCGGCCACAACTCCGGCACTTTCACGACCAGCCATTTATCGCTACCTACCTGGAGAATGTCGCCACCTTTCTGCTCGGGCCGGTTCACACCATTGAAATTCCCGTTCAGATAAGCCGATCGCAAAATTCCCTGAATGTTGACAGCATCAATTTGCTTCAGGTCAGTCGATGACAGTTCCTGAAACTGAACAGACACATCAACATTGTTGTAGGACGGAACGCGCTTTCCGCCTGGTAAAGTTGTGAAGCCGGTGTTGACCTGAAACACGCCAGCAACGTTTGGGTTAATCCTGCTGGTTAACCCGTTTGCAATGCCTCTCAGATTCATTCTTCACCGTCCCTGATATCGTAATCGACGCTGTTAAGCATGTTAGAGGTACCAATTAATGGCTTATCGAAACCTTTCTTCTCGATAGTCACCGGTGAAAGAGGAGGCTCCATTAACTCTCTGATTGATTGCTGCAACTGTCCTTTGATGTGCTCACCCATAAGGCCAAGGGTCTGCTCACCATCGAAGTCTGTAGCCTGCGCAATCCGACCAATGTCGTCAGGCCAGGTGTCTTTGTTGTCGGCAATCATGTTTCTGAAGAAAGGGCGGGGTGGCTGGTTATTGGCAGGATTTCCGAACTCGTTAGCTGCGGCCACCATCGCCACCTGCTGACCGTCCGGATAGGTTGCATTCTCAAGGAATCCAACTCGCAAAACCTTACCTTCTCCCAGCCTTTCCGCCATTTCAGCAAGCTTTCGCTCAAGCGCATCACCACCACTGAATGACGACATAGCTACCTCCGCCAGTTGGCCCTGCGATAGTAATAACAGGGATAGTTGGAAGGTGAAGCGCCGGGCACGTAGCTAACGGTCCTGTAAGCGGCTGTGGCCTGCCAGTAAGCAGCGCCGTAAGGTGTTTGCAGATACCACCATGAAGCCTGGCTTTGCGGGACGTCAGCGAGGGATACAGAGACTGACCCCTCTGAGGCGCTCGCTACGCGCCCAACCAACCCGGAAGGTGCCTGACCGCCAACGCCTGAATTCATCGCGGCGATATGAGCAACCAGCATATTGAGATAAACAGCCCGGACAGCAACATCCGTGACGGGGCTGCAATCGGTGTTGTTCAGGTAGACCGTTGCCTCTGCAAAGTATGCATTCAACAGGTCACCACTCACCGAGGCGAACTCGGGATAACGCGCCCTGAACGCGTCAATGTCAAAGACAACGATCGCCATTATTTACCGTCCGCTTTTTCGATACCCGGCATAGGCTTGTCCTGCGGCAAACCTTCCAGACCGGAACGGCGATCGGCATTTTCTTTCGCTTTGGATTCGGCGCTGTTAGTTTTGGCCTGCGCGAATACAAGCTCGTTTTTCACATACGCCTGGTCAGCGTGAACCTTCATCCACTTATCGAAAGCGTCTTTATCGACGTTCTCAGTCAGGCCGTAGCCACCGATGACGTTTGAGGAATTAGCGCCGTTCAGGACGACGCTGTAACCTTCCACTTCCAGCACAATGCCGTTAGGCAGTTTGCAGCCTACAGTTACTGTCTCAGCCATGACTTACACTCCCAGCATTGTGGCAATTGCCAGCGGTTGACGGATGATTGCACCCCAGGTGCCACCGGATTTTTTCTGCTTCCAGGATGACTCTTCAGTCACCACAGCATGCGCACGCATTTTCTCAGTGAATGCGGCATAGGCGGTGTCCTGCTCGCCCAGACGATCGGCGATCAACTGAACCATTTCACCGGCTGGCGTTGAGTACTCAACAGCGGTTTCAATTTTCAGGTTCGGGAAGTTTTTCTTCAGCAGGTCGGTGACGTTGACGTTATACATATTCGTCTTCGCCAGGTTCACAGACATAGCCGGGGACATCGCCAGAGTCATGCTGGTATTCATATCCAGCAGACCCTTAGTCTGGGATACCAGTTGGCCGAAAAGCTTCAGGATGTCGTCATAAACCGCCTGACCGTCTTTGGTGTTCCAGGTCAGTGCGCTGCCGGTGCCGGTAGCGTTAGGCGCGATTGAAGCTGGCAGAGACGGGTCATTTAACAGCCCGTAGTTCTGCAATCCCTGAATCCCGTAGAAGTAGGACTTGTTCTGGAACTTGTTCAGCACCAGTGCAGAAGCCACGTTCAGTTCAGCCGCATAACCAATACGTGCCGCGCCGTACATATCCAGCTCACGCTCACCCCAGCGGGTATGGGTCTGGTAGTGGTAGGACTGACGCGGAACCCAGTTAACGTTCGCGGCGGTCATGCCGTTGTTGTTGTAGTCGCCGTAAGAGCTAACTTCACCGGCAGATTCCACGACCGGGAACTGAGCAGTAAGCGTTGTCCAGTCGCCCTTTTTCACTTCGCCGATAATTTCAGCGGCTTTCATCGGGGTAACCAGAATGCGGATCAGCTCAGGGTCAACGTAGTTGGTGAAATACGCCGGAATACCGGAGCTACCAGTGGTCACCATGGTGGGCTGGGCATCCATCGCCAGCGCAAAGTTTTCAGCAAACTCCGGCTTCAGGTAGTCTTTCGCACCAGGCAAAACAATGCCGTATTTACCGCTCGCTGCGGCGTAGTGTTTCTGAAATTCGTTCATTACTTGCTCCAGGTGCTGATTTTGACAAGCTCGTTAGCGTCGCAGGCGCTAGCAGCATAGAAAGGCGTCTCAATCGCGCCAGAAATGGTTGCGCCAGCCGCGCCGGTTTTAACGGTGCCGTCAGCCAGGACAGCGAAGATTTTCTGACCGCGAGTTGCAGCGGTAGCGGTACGCGCCCAGAAATCGCCAGCAACCATCAGCGTGGTTTCGCGGCCTTTCTGGATAACGTTTGATGCTGCTCCAAGCCAGTCGGTGATTACTGCCTGACCGTCACGATGAACGAAGCCAGCTGGAACGCCTGTGCCGGTGTTAGTTGCCACGCCGTTAACGGCCCACGCGAAACGGCCAATGGTTACGCCGCCGTCGCCAGCCACAAGAGCCGCCTCGCCAGCCGCATACGTTGCGTGAGGGTTAGTGCTTGCAAAGCCACCTTCAACGCCGGGAGCCGGGTATTGATTAATTACACTCTGAAAAGGCATCTTAGAACCCTCGTTTCAGTTTGCCAGCGGTCGGGAAAGCCTTCTCGAAGTCGCCGAATGATGCGGAATCCTGCGCGATGACAGGGCGTTGATTTTCTTTCTGGCTGATTGCCATCTTGACCATTGACGGGAACGCCGACGGGTGAACGCCTTCGACATCTACTCCAGCCTGCTCAAGAGCAGTGCGATAGACATCGTCAGCGGAGTCCATGGCTACCACGTCGCCAATCAGCGGGCGAACAGCCTGCTCTGCTTCACGCACGGCGCGGAAGTTTTCTGCGGCTTTTTTGGTTGCTGCATCAGTTGCCAGGCGGATAGCGGCATCCATTGCTGGTTTGTCCACTTTGTCTTTCTCTTTTTTGTCTTCTTTATCGTCGTCTTTGTCTTCGTCCATCGCAGCAGCGGGAGCGAGAGACGCGGCGATTTTGTCGATCACTTCTTCAGACACGCCTGCTTCACGTAGCAGAGAGATGATCGCTTCGTTGTCTCCGTCGCCGGTCACTTTTACTTCTTCATCCGGCTCCACGGTCTGCTCGGATGCTTCGATGATTTCAACCAGCTCTTCCGGTTCAATCTCCATGTCAGCAGCGAGACGAGGTTTGCAGAGTTTCGCCACTGCCTGCGCAATCGCCATAGGCTTTTTGTTTGCGTTCAGGATGGCGGTCAGTTCTTTGGGTGCGGCATCCTGAGCCAGACGCGGCTTCAGATACGCTCCCAGCGCGGCACGGATTGCGACGCCTTTGCGGTCTAACTTCATGTATTTAAGCTCCAGTGGGAGTGAATCAGCGACCAGTACGTCGCTACCTGCGCGGCCTGTTTCGACCAGGGCAACGTGGTTTCCGACGATGTCACGCATGACGCCGTCATATTCCTCGCCGTCCGGTGTCGTGCCGGGTGTCATGTCAGCGACGTACTGATACGACGATGACAGTTCTTTTTGCTCCTCTGTCTCAATCCCGGCGATGGCGGAGTTGTCCCACACGGATAGACCATTAGTGAGATAAGTGCCGTCAAAGTCTGCATTTGAATGCGTTACCCCTACGCGGTATTCGCGGGGCGGGTCGCCGGGGAAATCAGGGGTGTGAATACAGAGGAGTGGAATGTTGTTGAAGGTTTCGGCGGCTTTCTTCAGTTCTTCAGGGTGACGCCAGAGCCGGTATATCTTGTCAGGTTCCAGACCCAGCGCTTCAGCGTTAGGAATTTCACGCCCGTAATAGCGGCAGACATTCGCTTTACTGATATTGCTGATAGCTACCTGAAGACGACCGACCTTATCGAATGAGCGCACGGATGCGCGGTCAAACGCTAACCGTTCAGTTGGGTTCATTGCTTTTCTCGGATTTCAGGCAATAAAAAAGGCCGCCATGGCGACCTGTTAGTGATCTTGGTTATCTCTTGTCCCATCCTCATCAAGCACCTCTTCGCCTAATTTGGATAGCCCAGCTTCATCTACAAAGAATCGCTCACCCTGATGGCCGTCAACCATCCACATCCCAGGAATTGGCCTGCGCTCAAAAAATCCTTTGTGATCCATTCTGGTTTCTACCAGTTCGCCATTTTCAGCGATGACTACAATTTCCACATCCAGGTCATTGACATCGACCGAAACCACTTTATTAACGCCAAATGAGTAGTTAAATAAACGAGCATGCTTAGACATTTTGTTTCCTATTAATTTTGTAGTCCGGGGATTACTGCTCTCCATCCGCATTTACAGCCAGGCTCTTCCCCGGGGAGGATGTACTTACCATCAATAAGGCAACCTTTATCAAGGCGGAATCGTCGCTTCTCTTTACCTACTTTAACGTGCGATGGGCGAGGATGCTTTCCAGCGCCAGAGTGATCCCACTCCCCCTCGACAATTCCTAATGATTGCTGACGCGCTGCCTGCATCACAGACGTAGCTTTGTTGTTCTGGTCCATCGCAATGAAGGCAGCGCGGCGACGCGTGATGCCGTAGCGCTTTTCCAGCTCATCGGTGAGATATGCCAGGTCACGCCCGCGAGATACGGAGCGCATCACCAGACCTTCCACCTGCGTCAGGTATTGCTCGGGGATGCTTTTAATCAGGTTGACGTTTTCTGTGATTGTCGCCTGCAATGCGTTATTCATGGCTGGCGTCATTTTGAACTCAACCGTTAACCCGGCTGACTCCAGGGCGCTATAGAGCGACACATCAGAGTTCTTCATAGCGTCACTGGTGAAGCGCTGGGCTAGTTTCGCGGCAATAGCATCAAAACGCTTTTGCCATCGGCGGGCTAACTTTCTCATCGCCTCACGCATAAACACAGCCGGGGAGGCGTCCATTGCCACTGCTGCGCCGCTCGCTTTATAGTTTGCTGTCAGCCAGTACACCATGGATTTCTGCATATCCCTGACCAACTTATCCAGTTCCTTTCGATACCACGCCTCAACGCCTGCGTTAGGTCTCACCGGCCTTATCGTCTGGGTCGATTTCTTCGTCTTCTTCGAGGTCGATTTCGATTTCATCGCTTAAATCCAGTGAGTGATAAGGGCTGTCCGGGTCGTCGGCTATCTTCTCGCGAACTTCATTGGCAGACAGAGCGCCAGCGGCGATATAAACCGCGTCAGTGTCAGCATCGATTTTGCGAATCTCCGCTTTCTCTTTCGCGCTCATCTCGTAAAGAGGCTCGAATTCAAAGGTGATATCCGGGTCGATGTCGCCAAACTCAGAAAGCTGAATAACGTCCAGAACGCGCTTTAGAGGCGTTTTAAATATCGACTGCTGTAACGAGTGGATGTAATCGTAAAAGACGCGTATCTCGCCATCTGATGAAGCATTGAGCCCATTAGGGGTGATACCAAGCAGCTTAACCAGTGGAATGCTTGAGACTGATGCCATTTGCTCCTGTGCCTGCGCCTGAAGCGTGTCCAGCCCACTTAGAGGAGCGTTAACAAACTCCACTTCTTCAGGCTTGTTCGGGTCGTTGTCACGAGCGAAAGCCCCGCGATTATCCCGGCACTGGTTGAACATCATCAGGCGCATCAGCAGGTTTTCAGCGCCGCCGCCCTGTAGCACCTGGCTCATATCAGTACCGATGACCGGGATACTGAATGAGTGGATCATGTCGCTTACGCTGTCCCGTGTGCGTAGCCAGTTATTAACGTATGGCTCTGCAATCTGAATCAGCGACAGGCCGCGAAAGTTGTAGCTTGCCTTCAGCAGGTCTGGCACCTGACGCGATACGAAATCAATCATGCGGCTGGCGTGTACCGTCTTACCCATCACAAACCATTCAGTTGGTTTGTAGAAGTCAGGGCTTAACGGGTTCTGCGCGTTATAGACGCCGGGATATGTCCAGACTGGCTCTATCACCTGAAACCCTTTCAGGCTACCTTTGGGGATTTTCTTGTCGCTGATGAACAGCTTGCTCTGAAGCTCGTTATCATCCGTCCAGGCCGAAACGTTTTTCGGTGACAGGACGTCGATATAAATCTGCCCGCCGCCGAAGTAACCATCATGCTCGGCGGCCTCGCGGAATTTATCACGCACATGAAAACGGTCGAGCGCATCGTAAAGCTGTTTTATCCGCTCTGATTTGTCATCATCGCCTACAGTCTTAAGCTTGATCCACTTACGCGTCATCTCTTCGGCGATAGTGCCAACCATTTTCCGGTATTCAGGCTTCTGCGCCATCATCGACAGGTAAGGATAGCCGGGGAAGCTGTCCATATTCCCCCAGGCATAACCCATCGCGTAGGCGTCGTTAATTTCGCCGTACGGGGTGGAGTCCATTGCCAGAACGGCGCTACGAATTGCCTCCGGGATTACCCCTTTGGGCGGCTCATAACGCTTATGCTCTCTGTGGGGTTTTGGCTGGACCTCTGCTACTGCGGTGGGGTTAATCTTCATCTGCGCCTTTTCAGGCTCTTTCACCGGCTCAGGCGCGGCGACTTGTTTCTTCTTAAACGGCCACACTTAAATTCTCCTGAGTTGGCTCGGGTCGATGACCATCGGCTTCCGAATGAGTGGCGCGAAGGCCATGATTAAAGAGTCGGCCATGTTCGGTGAAGGAATGCCGCGCTTCTTCATATCCTTTTTGCTTTCGACTTTAACCTTGCCGTTGCCGTCATAATCCACCCATGGGCGCGACAGTTCAGCTTTCAGATATTCGAGCTTAGGGATTGATGAGGCAAGGCTTATTAGCTCGTCAGGCTGGTACTCAAGATGACAATTCGGATCTGCTTTACGAGCTTCAACGCTGCGCCAAGTTTTATAGAACCGGTCGCGAACGTGCCACCATGCCTGCGCTTTGATATTGGCAAACATGTCTTTATTCTTCTTCCCTGCCATATATTCAGAGTCGGGGTGTAGCACAGCGCCGCCAGCATTGAATCCCTGCACATTAACTTTTGCGATACGCCCAAGTTGTGCCTTAACACCTGCACCGACACCAATTGAGTCGTAAATAATTTCATCGGCTTGTTGCTGTTCGGCATAAATATTCACGCGGTTGGCTGATTCAATCACATCGCCTTTATCCCAATCCTGAACATCAACAGCGACTGAGCCATGTCTTAAGGTAAGCGCATTGCTGTCCTCGCCCTCATCAGCTACGTCGAAACCGACACGCTTCTCTCCGGCTATATCGAAACCGAGAAGCTTGTGAGCGTCTACAGCCGCAGCAATCCACGAAGGCTTGATGATTGCCATGTCGCTGTCTGCAACTGGCTCGCCTTCCCAGATATGCAGGTAAAGGTCGTAATCTTTACGCTTGCACTCTTCCATCTCCAGTCGAAGCACTTCAGGGAACCAGGGGTTATCGCTGTAGTTAACGGTCAGGAGGCAAATGTCATCTGGAGGCGAAATTACGAAACGCTGATGCGTATCGTCGAGAATGTTCTTGGGGTTGTAGCTGACCCATATTTCAGAACCGGGCTTTCGAATAGTGGGGATCAGAATATCCCATGATTCCTTTGATACCGCTTCTGCCTCTTCCATCCAGCATATATCGATGCCTTCAAGCGATTTAATCTTGGTAGGGTTGTTCTTGATGCCGTAGAACATGAATTCGCTACCGGTAATCAGGTGACGAATGCTCGCACGCTGCACCTCAAACTCTGAGGCGTAACCTTCACGGCTGATTGTGTCGTCGAGCAATCTGATTACTGAATCGCTGATACTGTTCTGGAGTTCGCGGGCGCAGAGAAAGCGATAGCACCCCCGGCGAGATATCTCTACGAGTAACCGTGCAATTGTCCAGCTTTTCCCTGACCCGCGTCCACCTTTGCCACTTTGTATCGGTACGGTTTAATGAACGGCTTAAATATCGGGTTAATTGCTGTCATCTTCGAATAGCTCACTCAGGGATTTATTCAGGTTGAGACCGATAGCACCTGAATGCTCTGATTTAATGTTTGTTTTGAAAGCCTGCACGGTGACATGTTCACCGACCAGCTTCAGCGCCGCAGCGGCACCCTTGGAATCGAAGCCGTAAATAGTGCGCCCCTGCTCGTCCTTAAGCTCTTCGCCACGCCTGTCAGTTAGCGGCTCGACTTCCTGCATACAGCGCTCATGGAGTTTTACTGCCTGCCGGAGAACATAGTCAGCGTCGATTTGAACGCGCTCCAGCCTTTCCTGATTGAGTTCTGCGATGCGCTGCTGGATGTCAGGCTTTGTTAGGTTCTCGCACCCTATGGCGCGGGCGGTCTTCTCGCTGTAACCCGCCCTGATGGCCGCCTGAGTGGCGTTGAGGTCTTTTATGAACTCACGGGCAAACAGCTCTTGTTTGTCGGTGAGCTTTGCCATGTTATTTACTCTTTAAATTGTGGCTCAATGCTGAATGCGAGAACTTCGCTTAAGTTGATTCCGGATTTTGCGCCATTAAGATTCTCATGAAGCAGGAAGCCATGTTCAATAACGGCATCAGGCGTGCTCTGGTGCCCAATGAGCATTGGTGATTCACCACTTTCATAGGTTTCACGTGTGGCAATAAAAACGTTCCAGTGTGTGATTACTTTACCCATAACATCATCTCCTGTTATCCCGGTTTGTGTACCAGTAGTTGTTTTGTTCCGTACTTATGGATGAATTTATCCATCTTTCGCTCATCCGGCGTTACCGGGAATACATTGCAGACTCTGCGCACGGCCCAGCGGTAAAGTGGAACCCACCAAGATTTGGTGTAGTGGACTTCGTACTGGTATTTCATTTGTTCGGCCCGCAGTTTTTAACCCATGCCTTGTTGTGCGCCAGAATGTCTCTCTTCGTCTGCTTGTCCAGCACGGCCCAGTCATTATCCGTCGCGTAAATGGGCTTAACCCAGTCACAGGCGGTATCAATGACCTCAGGTTTTGCGGGTCCAGTTTCCGCGCAGCTCGCGATCAACATCGTCATCAGGCATACGGTTAACATTCTGCTGAACATCTGCGGCTCCTTTCGATGCTTCAATGCGCTTTTCAGTGACTGCGTTGGTTGCCTGGATATATTCGTCGACACGCTTAGCCTCAGCTTTCTGCTCCGCGTCTCTCTTGCCACCACTGCGACCTATACCAAAAGCACCCAGCACAGCAAGTGCGAACGCAAGCAGGCCAGAGAGGATTAATTCAATCGTTCCCATCTTTCTTCTCCGGTGGCTTTTGCAATGTCATCCTGGAAAGAACGCCGATGATCATCAGGACAATCGCGCCTGCCCTCATCCAGCTTGACGGGATTTCAGCCTTCCACTCAGGGGGCAGCTCAAACCAGATTGTTGGCAGCGCACCTAAAGCGACGATCACTTTCGTGGAGTTCCATCGCCACCAGTGACGCCAGTCGTCTACGAGTCGGATTTTCATTTGAGTAATCCTTCGTAGGCTTTCATGTCACCGGTACGCATTACTTCAGCGTGGCGCTTTGCCCGGTTTGGCGTTTGTTTCGCCCATAAGCTGGATAACATGCCGTTAGCCGCGCCGGAGAAATTGCCGTCAGCAATCATCGCCAGCGTATTCTTAAATCCTGCCAGGCCATTTACGCCCATCTGATATGCCATGCTGATTAGAATGTCGCGGCGCGGGCCGTTACATGCTTTGAGTGCAGAGACAATCGCGGGGTTGGCGTTCATCTTAAGGATTGTTGCGTTAACGAAGCTATCTAACCAGACGTCACCCACATTACGTGGCACGGTGAAGGTGTAATTACTCAGCGCTGCGCCTTTGGGGCCAATCTTTATACCGCAAGCTACTGTCGGATAACCCTCGGTATCGATGTAGGGCTTCTCTCTGTAACCTTCTTCAAAGTTAAGCAGGGGGATTATTTGACTCATTTCGCCGTTCTCCATACTGCAACTTCCAGGCGTTTTCTTCACGGCGGTCACGCTTGCGCTGGTAATGTAGGTTGATGGCAAAGGTGATCACCGCCAGCACGAAACCACCAAGAGCCAGCCATTCATTCAATGACATGCTCCCGGCAAGAAATGTTGCTGTAGACGTGGTGTAAGCTGCGGCAGTGGTCGCTTTATCTGCCATGTTTTTCATACCCACCTCCGGTTAAGGAGGACTTGTTCAATTTAAGATTTGAAGAGATAGTCCACTGAACAAATCCGAGATACGTTGAATACGTAATTCATTGATTTGTTCGTGACCGGAAACATGAGCAGATCAGGCGTGAGTTGCGCTAACAATTCATGCCGCTCATTCACGAAGCCCAGCCACAGTGCTGGGTTTTCTTTTTTGTGCTTAGCGCTTATCCAGTAACCGCAGAGGTTCGATGAGGGTATTGAGTTGACGACCGGAGTTTAGATAAGCGCTAACATAAAATGTCGTGATGAGCCGAATGCGGGAGTTATTCGGCTCATTTTTTGATGCTAATGTGTGGTTGGCCGCTACGTGCTGCTTAGCTCAGCGCTCTTCAGGAAGGTTCTTTGGCTGAGTACCCATTACAGACCCTGTTTTCACCACAACGCAAAAACCACTCCACTCTTCCGTATGCGTCATTCCGTTACTGTGCACAACATGGCAGTGGCTTTTGCTGTTATGGGCTCCGTTTCGTGGAGCTGAGGGCGGGTGATCAATCCGCACCTATCGGGTACTTATTTTCAGCGTTAATGCTCGTGCCCGTGAGTAAGCTCACTCGTGAGAAAATTTATTCACGGGTACAAAAAAGCCCCGCGTTAAGCGAGGCCTCTTTTCAAATCCACCGTAACATTCAGACGGATTTATAGTGTTAGGTCGATGATATTCTAGGTTAGTGTAAAATGCAAGGTGCAATCGTTACCGGATTCAAACTTTGCCGGTAACTTTCGCTAAAGCATCGTTTGCGAAACTTTCCTCTTTTTCCAGATGAGCAATTAATGCCTCATAGAACTGCTTCCCGCCGCGCTTCCAGTTATCGATGGTAAGGCTTTCCGACAGCATGGATATTGCCCTGAATGCGTTGGTTGAAGGTATGCGTTCATACCCCCGCCCTGAGCATTGCTTGCAGGGGCTCATAACCGGTACACCCTGCTCTTCTGATTTCTTCCTGTCCAGAGCAACACCACGCCCCCTGCACTTAACGCACGATGTCGAGAGAGCGCCACGACCTTTGCATTTGGTGCAGGTCACCTCCACCGTTTCCTCCGCTGTTTTGGCCGGGGTTTTCTCACCGCATCCCGGGTGCTTCACCACCATTTCCTTTTTCCTGACTACCCCCGCGCCTTTGCAGCATGGACAGGCAAGCTGACTGGCGGCAGAGCGGCAATAATCCTGGTACGCGAAAGTTGCGAGCGTTTGCACGACCTTGCCCTTAATATTGGTTTCGAGCTTGCGAAAGGCTGCAACCTTGTCGCAATGCTTCATCCCATGCTGTACCAGTAACTGAACTGCTTTCCTTTTGTCGTTATCGCTCAGGTTCATCTTGCCGCTGAAAGCACTGAACCCGAGCGATGCGCGACTCTGTACCATTCCGAATGCCGCCATCACATCCGTACCTGTTAACGCCTCGGAGGCTGTAGCCCTGGGTGAGTCTGTTAGTTGTGGTGATTTGGGTGAGTGAAACTTAACGGCGCTCTCAAGTCTCATGCTGCGTCGCCTCCATCCGGATTAATGCCAAGGTTCTTCTGCAAATCCCTTTCAAGGCGCTCCAGCCCTTCCATCACCTTCCGGAGGTTCTCCTTCTGGTGTCGGATGCTTTCCAGCATCTCCCGGTCTTTGTGGCGCTGATGTGCTGAGTTGATGTCTGTTACTGACATGAATAGCCTCCTGACAAAGACTTGATGAACCGGTATTTGCACATCACGTAATTACCCTTGCGAATAGCTCTGAGCGATTTAACCCGCATCTTGTGCCGGTGGTTCTGGATGGGTAGCCAGACAAAGAGAAACGCCGCCCAGACGCCAACAGCGATGTAGAATTCGATATTCATGCCGCTTCCTCCCGACTGTTACGCAGGTCTTTAAGCTTCTGCTGATACTCCGCCTTGATTGCCTTGCATTCATCGATAGTCCAGCGATGTCGGTTATGGTTGGATTCAATGTCCTCCACCTGCTCAATGCCGATCCGCCTGATTAGCTCAGCGCGATACGGCACCAGATTTCCGCTCTTATGCTGATTGCATACAGAACATTGCTTCCAGATTTGTCGGGGGTCGAACCTTAGCTGTGGTGCGGCGGCCGTGGTGCGATAATGGCCGGCATCCCATTGAGCAGCGCTCATCGTTCCACACGAAACGCAGGGAAGGTTTCTGTCTCTTTCTCTGATGTAGGCGTTTACTGCTTGCTGGGCTTGCTTAATCCAGTAACTACGGGGTTTTAATGCGAGGCGTCTTACTTTGAGTTTGTCTTTCTGCTGCTGCTCTTCTCGTCGTCGTTTTTTGTCTGCTGCTTTTTCCTCCTTCTCTCGCTCTCTGCTCCGCTTTGCCAGTGCCAGTTTTGTTCCGCATTCCGGTGAGCACCACCATACATTCGCAAATTTGGGGTGGAACCACTCCCGGCATTCTTCGTTTTTACATCGCCGTCTGATGCTGCGAGACATATTCCCTCCAGTGCTTAACCATGATTTTATGAGGTACGCGAAGATGCACACCGTTAGCGCTTGCCCATTGTTTTATTGCTGATGGGGTGCGATTCAGGGTTTCAGCTATCAGAGCGACCGGCACCTTTCCGGCGACGCGCCTGATATATTCCGTCTCGCGCTTCGTGTAGGGCTTGTTAGGTGTGCCAGGTTTAGCCATCTTCTTCGTCCGTCATGTGTAGATTGGGGTCGCGATATACCACGCTCTCCAGAGCACAGGATTCGCA